CTCTAATATAGTTCCCATAGAGGTAATAGTACGAACAGTAGGGGCTGCCTTTTCTTTAAAAAAGTAAGGTGCTTTTGTGGCACTAGCCGAACTCAACTTATCTTTTGACATAAAGTAGACAGTGGTACCCGTAACCTTTAAGCCAAAACCAGTTTGCTTAGCTAATCTTCTTAATAGTTGCCAGTCACTTTGTCCAGCTTGAGCGATACTAGCAAATACTCTAGGGTGACGTTGAGTAACGGCTTTTAACCCGTACTGTTTACATACTTTTTGAACAACTTGATCCGCGGTTACTTTTTTGTAAATTTTTTGTCTAGTTGTTTTTAAAAGGTATGTTGGAGAAATACAAATAATGGTAGTAGTGTTTTCAGCTACGGTAGAGGGTATTACTTTGTGTACGTAACCCACCCATGTTTTTTTAAACCCTGCCCCAGAGTACTCAAACGTAACGGGGTCTCCTGAGCTAATAAAATTTAAGGTATCTTCTATCTTTCCAGCGTATTTTATAGTCAAAGTGTCGTGAGAATTAAATTCTTGATTTAATGTAGCCGTCATAAAAATTAACCCGAACGAAGGGCTTAAAGGAAATTTTACGGCTCGGGTAGGAAAACGCTCTATAGGAGTCTTAACTAAATTATTTTTAGATAGCGCTACAGCCATGTTATATCCTAGGAACTCTAATAATAGTTCCAGGTGCTATTTCTAAAGCATCTGGAAGACTAGGGTTTATATCTAATATCTGCCACCACAAAGTAGAGTCTCTTAAATAGACTGCGGCTAAGTAGTCCAACCTATCTCCATCTACCCAGGTGTAGTCAATGTAGGTAATTACTCTAGATTCTGGGAATGCTCGATATACCGTCCAGGCGTAAGCCCCGGTGGTTTTGTTTTTTATTTGCTGGGCATCCCCATCGTCGTAGCGAGAGTCTCTATATACGGCCATTAGTTTCTATCCCTCCCAGCCATTCCTGTAACAGTCCAGTCAGGCGCATTGTTAAGCTTAGTAATAGTACTGACTTTATTAAAGAATTCAGCAGTTTCAAACTTTTCAAAGTCTCCGCTGACAAGGTCTGGAAGACGTTCAAGACCTATTTGAACTACGGTTCTAATAGGTATCATATCTCTAGTAAACATGCTGTGCTCTATGTTAAGGCTTTGCATAATTACTTTATAGCGTTGCCTCTCAGAAATTTTAAATATAAAAGGTAGTTGAGTCATGTAGCCCATGTTTGCACTATACATCTCTAAGCCATCTTCTGGAGATTCCCCCATTAAAATTACTTTTTGAGGGTTTCCGTTTATTACTCTAAACAAGTATTCAAGATCGTACTCTGTACCTCGGTGTAAAATACCTGCGCATTGTTCAGCGTCCATTGAAACTGGGTATTCTCCTTGTTTCATAGGACCCCCGCCGTTTTTCTTCCACTGTTTCATAGTAGACATGTCAGCAACCCTATCTAAAAGAATATTTACGGTAATACTTCCGCCAATACCTGACGTTACTAATGCAGCGTCGTTCTCATTAGGACGAGTCCAGTCAACTTTATTGTTTGAACTTAAATTAAAGCTTAAGTACTGCGGATTAAACAAAAATCTAAATCCCCAAAGTTTGTCTAATTGAGCAGCATTACCTCCAGGTAATAACGCTTGTTTTTTATCTGGTAAGTTAACTATTTCTGGATCTACGTAAAAAGAAGCTAATTGATCGTTTTTATTTGCTTGCTCATATTCAATATCTTCTCGATCCACCATAGGACTAAACGTTCTAGTAGATCTATGTGGGTATGGATTAAAGTTTTGAGCTCTTACTACAGATGGTGGGGCGGGAGCAATGGTAGACGCAGGAGGAGGGGTAGTAGTATTATTGCCGCCAGTGCTACCACAAACTGTAGTAGAAAACTTTTTACGAGTAGCAATTGCTTCATTTTTGTATGATTGAGCTTGAATTGCTGGTTTAGTAGTTGTTGGGTCAATAAAAGCTTTTCCTGTTGACGCCCAATCCCAACCAAATGCAGTCCAAATAACCTTTATACGTCCAGCCTCTTTATGTTCTGCAAAGGTAGCGTTTGGGTAAGTTTTAATATCTGTAGCAGAAAGAGCCCTAACGGTGTACTTAACTTGTTTTGAATAGTTGCCGCTTACATTTGCACTGCTTCCTGTTGCAGCAGCTGGCCCAACAGTATAAGGTGCCTTAGTTAGGACATAGCGGTAGGTTGCAAATGCAGCTACCCAACGTTTTCCGTTACACTCATCCCACGTCCAACCGTCAACTGTAGTAGCTTCTGCTAATGCAGAGGGTCTATCTGGAGCAACAGGTGCTTTTGTAAAACCAATGCTAGGGATAGGTACTGTTTGCCATTTTGTTGGATTGTAGCCAGTTTGACCCCAGTTAAAAGTAGTATTTTGTCTAGGGGCAATTATATTTATTATAGTAGCGCCGTTATTTATGTCTGCTTGTTCAGTGCTAGCTCTTAATTGACTTGTTGAAGCATTAGACAACCCAGGAATAATAGACTGAAATGGTTCGTAAACTTTAATGGTAAATTGAGGCGTGTAAGTACCAGGCTTACTTGAAGTAAATCCTACCCTAAAGTAATCTCTATCTAAAGGTTTTCTAAAAGGATCGCTTTCTTTTATTACGGCGCCCTCTACAAAATCCTTAACGTCTTTAGTAGTTACTACAGCTCTACGAGAGTCTGAGCCAGATAGCTCTATTCGGTTAAAAGACTCCAGTTGGTATTCAATTGATGCGTCTGTGGTATCGCCTTTAAATACGCGTACAGCATAGTAAACTTGCTCTCCGCAAAGATTTTTGGCAGCAGGAGTTTCACGAACAATTTCGGCCCAGTACTTAACCGCCATTAGTAAGCCCCTATCGCTGCAATGTCTTTATCGTTAGCAATTGCTTTCTTAAACTTATCTAGCAGTACAAGAACTTCTTGATCCCCAGCTTTAGCAATAGTTACTGCCATTTGAACGTTAATTGTTGCGCCACCAGAGCCATTAGATCTATTATTTCTAAGTAAGTCTGCTTGTCCTTTGTTAAGAACCATTTCATCTGGGTGCAGGTAAGCCAAACCTTCTTTAGTTCGATCAGTTCCGTATTCGTAAGCGGGTATTCCTGCTTTTTTAGAGGCTGTTTCAGCGTCATCTAAGAACTGTGAGAAAGAGCCATTCTTGTACGCAGACCAAGCTTTCCAATTCTGACCTTGGTTAGAAATGTTCCAAGCTGCTTTAACGTTAAATGATGGATCAGTTAAACGCTTACCATCTCTCCACTGCCCAGCGTCTCCCCATTTCTTAGGGTCTTTATAACTTCTAATTTGAAATAAACCTAAGCTTGGGCCGTAGGTTTTGTTTTGTATGTCAACGTCCCCTCGCGCTCCAGCACGTCCACCAGATTCAGCTAAAGCAACAGCAAAAGCTGTCTGTAAGGACTTACCTCTAAAGCCTTGAGAGTGCAAAGCTTTTAATAAACCTTCTCTAGATCCAAATGCCATTCCGCTTGTGTCCCCACTAGCTGCGGTCATTTTAGAGTCTCCCATAAGTCCGTCTAAGACGCTTGAGGATTCTCCGTGTTCTTTTGCCCAATCTAAAGCGCCACCTTTAGATATATCTCCATAACTAAGTGGACCTCCTCGTTGGATCATTTCTAGTAGTTGTCCTCCAGCAAATCCTTTGCTTTTAGAATCACTACCGCCCAACACAAACTGTGAGAGATCACTTTCTTGTATTTCATTTGCGTCTTTACCCGTTAACATACTAGTAATTTTTGATTTAATTTTTCCAAAAATACTTGTAGGGTTTACAGTTTGTTTGCTTCCTTTACTCATTCTTACTTCAAAATGTAAGTGTGGACCAGTAGAGCTTCCAGAACCCCAAGCTCCCTTTGCACCACCAGAATAAGCAATAAGCTGTCCTTGCTTTACTTCTTGACCAACTTTAACTATGGACTTACTTAAATGAGCGTAGTAAGTAAGAAAACCATCGTGTTTAATAACTACATAATGTCCGTAGCTTCTATCGCTTTTTGGTTGAGTAGTTACTTGATCTACTACTCCATCAGCTGCGGCAAGTACGGGACTACCAACTGGCATGGCGTAGTCAATGCCTCCGTGGTGGTGCCTTTCTTTAGGATTGTTTGGATCTTGTCTAGCGCCGTATTCAGAAGAAACATACTGACGATTAGGAGCAGGATTTATTGCCATAGGTGTTGTTCCAGGAGAACTTGAAGATGGTCCAGAGCTATCTCCACCACCTTGGCCTCCCATAAGTTGACCTACTGCGTTTGATCCTCCACCAACTAATGCGCCTAATAACGCTCCAGGAAGACCGCCTACTAACGCACCGCCTCCACCGCCAAGTGCAGCACTGGTCAACAAAGATTTAAAATCAAATCCTTTTTTAACTTTTGCAGTTTGATATCCGCCGTATGCAGAGAGCGCTGCTCCTAAAATAGGTACTGCTTTACCCATAGCACCAAACTTAGCAAATTTACTTGCGGTGCCTGCCGCTCCTGCTGCCGCTCCAGCAGCTCCAGAGCCACCTGCTACGCCCGCTGCGCCCGCTGCTCCTAAAGTAGGGGCAATTAATTTTCCGCCTCCACCAAGTGCCATCTTCATCATAAGCATATTTGAAAGAGCACCGGCAGCACCTGACATTGTTGCTCCTGCGCCACCTGCTTGTGGAAGGGTCTGTAACACGCCTTTAAGAGCCGCTAAGCCGTTTACAACGCCGGGCAGGGTCTCCGCCATAGCAGAGAAACCATCATTAACTGCAGAGGCTGCTCCAAGGGCTCCTTGGTATCCACCAACTAATCCTTTTTCTGTTCCCTCTAAAAGACGATTTTGTGAACTTTGAAACTTAAAGTTACTCTCTTGAACGCCACCTTTAACGCCCATAGTTCCAAGCATGCCTTTAGCACTGCTCATTTGTTTTGCAGTAAGAGGCTTGTTGTTTTTAAATCTTGCCATAAGTCCGCTGGCGTATAAATTAAATAGGCCTTCGTCTCCACCAGCAATATTCATAATTGTCTGATACTCAATGCTGTTTGGACTAAACATTACCTCAGGATTTTTAGGTGTTTTTCCTCTGTATATTTTTGAGTACAGCTCGTTAATAATTTCGTTAGGCGGTCTAAGGTTTCCGTCTCTATCACGAAGTCTAATTCCTAGACGCAACATGTTCATGCCGTTTTGACTGGCGTAAGATCCCGCTGCTTGTTCGTTGCTCATACCACTGACGGCACTCATGCCACCAAGCTGGCTCATAATTCTCTGTGTGCTTACTGATTGCGCACCGTAACCACCTTGAGACAGGACTTGTCCCATAGCCATAGTCGGTCCCATAGCGCTAGTTGCGTTTCCACGCCCGACCATAGAGTTTGCGGAGTTAATTACTCCTCTAGCACCCATGCGGCCAGAGCTATACATGGCTACGCCTTCAGCGCTAAGTCTTTGTGTTACTGCGGTCATGGTGTTCGGCATGATGCCCATAGCACCTGCACCAATTGCAGCTACTCCTAAACCAAGCCTTGAAGCGGTTGACATACCGTTGTTTCCACGGTCAGGTAACTGAGCAAGGCTACTACCCATAGTACTGGTAGGTTTTCCATTAGCGGCTGCTTGGGCTTCAGCAGTTTTTTCTGCGTGCTTTTGTATTTTTTCGTAAGATTTTTCTATGCCCATTACAGTCTTGAGCATATTAGTAAGACCTTTATTACCGGTCTCAGTTAACTTTTCGACACTCTTTTGACCGGTGAAAGCTTCGTCTCCACCGGTGCCTAAGTTTCCTCTTGCCTCTGCCAAGCTATTTCACCGCCTTAGGTCTTGTTATTGCTTTAGATAAAAACACTAGTCGTTCTCGTACTGTAAGACTTCTCAACTCCTGTAACGACCAACCCGGAAAGTACTGAGCTAAAAGGTCATAGGCATCAATTACGTCTTGATAAGTAGTTTCATTGACGAAACAATTCTGCCAGTGTTAGTGGCAGGCTTACCTCCTGGCCGCAGTTTTTGCAAGCCTTTTTAATTTCGCTTAGTTGTGGTCCAGGATTACGCTTTGCAATCTCTTCTAGCAGGGTTCTACGATCATTGATACCCAAATTTCTAATGCGACTGGAATCTAAGACCGGTTGATCAGCAATTTCAACTACGCAAGAAGCTAACAACAAAGTGTCTAATTCCGCAGAGTTTTTTTCTGTAGCATTAATGAGTTTTGTTTGAACAGTTCCGTTAGGTAGGTTTACTTTTGCAAGTCCTGCTTTAAGTTCTACTGTAAATTTACGATCATTAAGGGGGTCTTCTAGTTCTTTGGTTTCAACATCGGTATCTAGATCAATTTTAAAAACTTGAACTTCAGGGCATTTGTCACATACAGTAGATACCTCTACCACTGAGCCAAAAGTTGCTTTTCTAATTGCTAGCAGAAGAGCTTCTCTGTCTCCCGCAAGTAAAGTTCCTAACATATCTTTAGTAGCTGGCTCGTCTCCAATGGAAACTGTTGCACGCTCCAAAATAGCTAGTAAAGCCTTGCCGGGGTCAGATATTTTTACAATTGCTTCTTCATCCGCGCCTGTAAGTTCTCTGACTTCAGCTGTTCTATGAATAGTTGCTGCAAACGGATCAATAAGACCCGCTGGAAGTTTAACCGCTGTTTCAGGCAGTGATGGGAGTACCACTTCTGGTATAGATCCCATCACTGGCTGATTAACAAGGTTGTTTACATCCTCTAACAGTTTGTTTGCCATTGCCGGATTTTCTGCGGCGTTAATAATTGTAGACATGTTATATTCCTTTTCTTAGTTTACGCTGATGGCTCTTTGGCTGAACCAGCGGTTGTTAGATCAGATGCATAGGTAGCTTCCCAACCCTCATGAACAAGGGTCATTTCTTCTACCATTAAGCTATTTCCACCAGCATCTAGGTTGCTGTATGAAAGGTTTGTAATCCACGCATTGTATACCTTAAAGCGTACAGCTACGTGTGGCGTAATTGAGTTAAGCGATGCAGCCGCAAGTGTTGCGTTTGCTTCGTTTCCTGCTGTTCCGCCAGGGTTTGGATGACTAAGAACACGGATATCTAAGTTGCATCGGAAATCTGCTCCAACGCCTCCCTTAGCACCAGCACTAGTTATTGAAAACAGACGCTTCATCCAGGCAATTTGTGAAGAGTCCTTCATAAATACGCCTTTGCTAAGTGTGATTGGACTAAATGAACTTTGTCCAGGTAATTGGTGAACAGTAGTGTTATAACCACCCTCACGATACTGAATTGCTTCAGTAGATACAGTTAGGCCTGATACTGAAGTAAACCCCATTGTAGTATCGAAGTTGTATGCAGGCGTATTTGAGATTGGTAGGAAGTCCACAAGGAACCGAAAGTTACGAGCTGGATCGGTTGTTAGTGTACTTAACACGTTAGTAAACGCGGTTTTTGTTGATGCCATGATTATTTATCCTTTTCCTTACTACGCCGAAGCGCTTCCGGTGATCTGCCCAATGCTGATCACAATGAATTCTGCAGGGTACTCAACAGCAACACCAATTTCGATGTTTACTCGACCATTTAGAATATCTGTTGCGGTGTTATTTGAAGCATCGCATCTTACGTAAAATGCTTGCTCTGGGGTTGTACCCCTTAGACCACCCTGTGACCAATATTCACGAAGAAACGTGCCTATTGTGTTACGGAGTTGAGTCCAAAGAACTTCGCTGTTATTCTCAAACACTGCAAAGTTACTGCGATCAGTAATTTCTTTCTTCAAGAAAATCAATGAACGACGTACGTTGATATAGCGTTCTCCAGTTGAGTTATTAAGTGTGCGACCACCCATAATTACAATTCCTGCACCAGGAATGTTACGAATAGCGTTTACTGGCTTAGAAGCTACGTTAAGTGAGTCTAGCTCTGCATTTGTTAAGGTGCGTTCTAGAGCAACTGCACTTCCAATTTTTGTACCAAAACCTGCTGGGGTCTTGAATACGCCTCGAGCAGCATCTGTTTCTAGATACTTACCTGCTGCAATTGCTGCTGGTCCAACTACGCGAGTTGCTCCAGGAGCTGACTTTAGTAGATCTGGTATTACTACCCATGGGAAGTAGATTGCTGCGTTTCCGCCATCTACTGCTCCGCAACCATCGATTGCGTAAGTAAGTGCCTCTGCGGCTGTACTTCCTGCTGGTGGATCAATTAGAGCAAATACATCTCCGCGAGCTTCTGCATAAGCGGTTATGTCGTTGTCCAAAAGAACCTTATTTGCACGAGCACCTGTTTCCCCACCTGATGCAAAAGCATAAGATGCGTCTGCGTTAATCATAAGCATTGGGTTAGTGATTGCGTCAAAAGTTGCTAGGGCAGTTTGGTAGTTAGCACGTGTAGGTGCCGATCCGTCTGCTCCTGAAGCAAATGTTTTGATTCCAGCAACTTCTGGCATGTTAGCTGGAGCTGCTGTACCTGATGTTAGGTTAGTAAGAGTTACGTAATATGATGCTGAGTTTACGTAAGCTACTGCGTAACGGCTGTTTGTTGTGGACATGCTTAGATCAGTAAACTGTTCTAAGATTCCATTTGCATCTGAAATAATCAGATTAAATGTAGTTGTAGAAGAAGCTGTAACTTCTGCTGTTAATGCGTTACCCCAAGCACCAGCACTCTTTGCTGTTACTCGAAGTGTACTTAGTGGGGTACCTGCACGGTCACGAAGGGTTACTGATGCTGCTGTAGCACCTGCACCTACTACGCGCTTAATGTAAGCACTACGTCCGCCATTTGCAAAAAACGAATAGATCGACCAGGTAGCTGGGTAGCTATCTGAGAGGCTTCCAAAAGTTTTTCCAAAGTCGTACCAGCTTTGAATTAGAACTGGTTCTGCTGTAGGTCCTTGTGCAAATGCACCGAGGAACGCTCCACGAGCCTGTCCGTTGTCTGCTAGCGCAACTAATTGAGGCAGAGGTACTTCATTGATGAAGACTCCTGGTCTGCTATAACTTGCCATTCTTTACTCCTTAGGGTTGATTTGTTTTCTCGGGGTGCCTATTTATATGTCGAATGTTTCAAACGGGACGTCTTGGCTAGTGAACGATATTAGAGGAGGTGTTTGTACTGGGTACTTCTGAGCAATAGCAGTAGGCAAGACTTCAGCGCTAATGCGTATGTTGTACACATTAGAAAATAATCTTTTACCGTTTTGATCAGTAGTGTCTTTTTTTGACATTCCCAAAAATTCAACACGCCGAAGAGTGTTGTCTTCTGGAACAATAAGGCGACCAAAGCGCAAAGGTATGCGATGGCCAGATAGCATTGCTGCCATGATTGCACGATCATGCCTAGGCTGACGTGCATAGGTTGTAATTTGATAGTCAAGATTTACTGGAATAGGGAATTCAGTTACATACTGTTTTGCTCCGGCACCGTCTGAACCTACTGTTCCAGTGTCAACACCTTCTGGGTAGTAACGCATGCTTACCATTCCACGATGAGCTCTTTCAAAGTCTTCAGAGTAACCAATGAAGTCAAGAGTGATATATGGGTATACCTGATCTCTAATTTCCATGTCAGGCTGTCCATACCAGACCCCTACGGGGCGTACAGCATTTCCACTATCAGAAACTGTAATGCCTTGCATAGCTGTCTTTAGAGCTTTGTCTTCATTAAGAATAATAGGCATTAGATTAGCCCCTGTTCTTTTAAGCTCCAAGACATGCCTGTAGCAAAGCTATCTTGATCTATAAAGTTAGTTAGAAAGTTTCTAAGCACAGCAGATGGAGGGGTATCTTGATCCCCGTATTCTAGAAAATTTACTTGAGCTGAAAGGTGTGGTGGGTAGTAGATCTTGTACTCACCGTCTTTGTGGACAACAGAGATCTGGCTTACTACAGTCTCAGGCCATTTGTTCATACGGCACCAAGTTTTAAGGCGCTGAGTAGTGATAAAAGAATCCTGTGCTTCTGCCCCAGATACGGAGTTAAGTATAAGTTCTGACAGTCTCACTTACGACCCGCGATTACTTTAGCAGTTAGACTTCCTGCAATCCATCCGGCTACCATCGAGCCAGCATGAAATTTGTCTAAGCCAAGTACACCGCGTACGAATTGCTCTCGGTCAGCATCGCTCTCTTCGCGTGCCAAACGGTCAAGTAAGTAAATCATCAGAATCCTCCAAAAGAAGATGCGGGGTAAAGCTGCAGGGTTCCGGATTACTCCGGCGTCAAGAACAAGAGTAAATGAAAAAGCCCCCTTTCGGGGGCTAATCATTTACTTCTTTTTAGACTTCTTTTCCCGCTTGTCTTCGGCTTTTTCGCCCTTCTTGCCTTCCTTGGCTTCGTGGCGTTTTTCCATAGACTTAATCTTCTTAACGTTCTTAACATCCATAGCGCGGTCGTCTTCTTGAGACTTAGGCTTACGGTGCTTCTTGTCCATCTTTTCAAACTTGGCCTTTTGTTCTTTGTCAAGACCTTTAGTGGTTTTAGCATCCTGTTTTTTGTCTGATAATTTGGTGTACTTAGACATTAGTCTTCTTTCTTATCACGGCAGTCACATTGGGTACAAGTAAGGTCTGCTGGCTCTACCCAGGCAGCGCAACATTCAACGCACATTTACATGCCCTTCTTTCGTACCATAGAAGATTTCTTGCCTTTTGCAGGAGCAGTCTTTTTAGCAAATTTCTTGTTTGCTGCTTGTACGGTTTTCATGCCGTGCTTGTCCTTTGGCTTACCACAGCCACAGGTAGCGCACATTACTTCTTCTTCTTTGCACGAAGAGCAGCGAAGTCAGATCCCTCTAGCTTGCCGTCTTTATCCATATCAAGCTTCTTTTGTTTTGGTGACATTTTCTTTGCAGCTTTCTTAGCAGTTTTCTTGCAAGCACCTTTACAGCCTGGCTTTGAGCATCCACATCCACATGATTTACACATTATTTTTTACCTTTCTTAGGTTTAGCAACTTTGTCTTTTCCCTTACCTTCTGGCACACAGTTTGGCACCTTCTTACCGTTTTGAGTCTTCATACCTACCTGAACGTATCCGTCCCAGCATGGGTTCTTAGCCATTACTTACCCCCTTCGTGAGGATTCTTTCTGTGCCAAGCACGGGTTGCTCGTTCTCCCGCTTTAATTGTCTTAGCCCCAGCTTTTTTGGTGAGGTTGATCTTATCGTACTTTCCAGCTTTGGCCTTAGCCTCATGGTCAACAATTACGTCTCCCTTTTTATTTTTTTTAATGGTGTGCTTAGCACCGCTTACTTTAATTGTTCTAGCCATAAGTTATGCTACCTGTGAATATAGGATAGATACAGCGTTTGCAGCGGTGCCGGCAGACGAGATTGCGTATAGAGAGTCTCCACCATAAAGCCATACTTGGTAGGTTGCTCCTGCAGCTACCACATGGCCTTTATTAGCACCTGAAACAGTTACTGTAGCGTCGCCTACAAAAATAGACGCAGAATCGTTATTCTGCACAGATACAGCTGTATATTTTGTACTTGAAAGTAAAGTAGTAAGCAAAGTAGCTGTATTAGCTACTTGTTTATTTAAATGTACTATTGCCATGGTTAGCCTCCGTTGTTAAATGGGTTGTAATTTGAGTATGCTAAGAATTGTGGGTCGTTGACCAACTCTTCTGGGTTTACTTGGTTTAGGTCCATAGTAATGAATGTGTAGTCATTTCCCATTAAACCTCTAGGTAAGAATTTAGCTGGAGACCAAACAGTACTTCTAAATACTATTCGATCTCTTAAAAATCTATCTGGGTCATTACTAAAATAGTCCTCATCGGTTGTGGTATCCCCGAAGTATGAATTTCTTTTCTTAGATACGTCACCCCTAATAACATCAATGTTAAAAGTTAGGCGTAGCTGATCTACAGTGTATAGGCCTCGGTCATTGCGCATCATTACGCCTTGCTCAAGTTTGGCAGATATGACAGGGATTGTGCTTTGTTTTTTCCAACGTCTTCCTACAGTGGAAGAGCCAACATCATAAATAGGGTCTACTTGACTAGCTACAGAATCCCAGGCCCACCAGTCTACGGTCATACCAACGGTACGCACCATGTCTTTGGTTACGCCTAACTTAATAGACTCTTTTTCAGAGGCGATAGTGAATCTGCCTTGTACTTGGTCTCCACGCATCTTTATATTTTAAGGCTGAATGAAGAAAAAGAAAGCGTTAGCCAGTACGTTATTAAATGGGTCTGGGAACTCTGAACGTACAAATGCCTGGTCAGCGCTAAAGAATAGCCCTTCATTTTCTACCAACTCAAAGGGTTCCCCACCAACGGTAGTTTCCCACCCCAGGTGTTGATATGCGACAAGGCTTATTACGTAGTCAGCATCATCAGTAAACTTCTTAGGAGTTTGTGTTGGTTGAGTACCGGAGTAGATATCTAGGTATTGCCAGTTAGGGATTAAAGAATCGTTCATAAAAACTGCTCTAGCTGCAGGCAACAATTTTTCGTGTAGCATGCGAAGTTCTGGAGTGTCCTTTAACTGCATAACT